TTACGGCGCTTTGTCTGCAGTTTGACGATCTGGCCCAGGCGCGGGTAACGATCCGCGAAACCTTCGCGCACTACTTGGATGCGCGCAATTTTCCTGCCGGCAACCCTGATGCTAACCCCGAAGAAGAACGGGTGCAGTTTTGGGATATCGACACCAAGGCCAGCGAAGACAGCGAGCATGTTTCGTGGGAGCTGGCATCGCCTGCTGACTCCAACGGCCTGCAGATACCTGCCCGAATCATTCACAGCATGTGCGAATGGTCGCTTCGCAATGAGTACCGGGGCGCTGACTGCGGCTATACCGGCCCACCGGTGACCGATGCCGATGGCAATGCCACCGATGACCCTGCCAAGGATGTGTGCCTGGGTTGCCTGAGCGACTGCAAAAAACGCTTTGGTGAGAACAATCCTCTGCCGTTCGGGGGTTTCCCCGCTGCGGGCTTGCTACGGAACTGAATATGCGTAAACACATCCTGAAATCGATTCGTGCACACGCTGCCCGTGAGTATCCCCGCGAAGCCTGCGGGCTTTTGGTGCAAATTGGCCGCCGGCATGTGTATGTGCCCTGCACGAACCTGGCCAGCAACCCCAAAGACCAGTTCCAGCTTGACCCGCAGGACTACGCACAGGCCGAGGATCAAGGAACCATCATCGGGGTGGTTCACTCGCACCCGGACGAAACGAGCCGAGCAAGCGACCATGACCGCGCGTCGTGCGAGGTCAGCGGCTTGCCCTGGCACATCCTGAGTTGGCCGGAAGGTGATCTAAACACCATCGTACCCACCGGCAGCCCTACCCCTTTGGTGGGCCGCCCCTTTGTCCATGGCGTTTGGGACTGCTACACGATCGTACGGGACTGGCATCTGCAGGAACGCGGTATTGAGCTGCCCAACTACGAACGTACGGACGAGTGGTGGACGCGTGGCGAAAACCTCTACCTCAAAAACTACGTCGCTGCGGGCTTCGAGCCGACTACAGGACCACTGCAGCCTGGCGACATGATCGTCATGCAGGTGCAGGCAAATGAAGCCAACCACGCAGCCATCTACCTGGGTGATGGGCTGATGCTGCATCACCTGTATGGCCGCCTAAGTGAGCGCGCAGTGTATGGCGGCTATTGGCAAGAACGCACCATCATGACCCTACGGCACAAGGATATGACCCATGGCCATGGCGGTAATTGAATCAGCGCGCTGCGTGCGCAAAGTGCGCCTGTACGGCGTGTTGGCGGCCCGCTTTGGTCGTGAATTCAATCTAGCGGTGGCATCGCCGCGAGAGGCCATGAAGGCCCTTGCTGCCCAGCTTCCAGGCTTCCGACGCTTCCTTGAGACAAGCCAGCAGCGCGGATTGGTCTACGCCGTGTTTGTCGGTCGGCGCAACATATCCGAAGCCGAATTAGATTTCGGCGCCGGCGCCGCTGACATTCGCATTGCTCCAATGCTGGCCGGCAGCAAAAAAGCCGGGCTGTTTCAGACCATCTTGGGCGTTGTGCTGATCGTCGTGGGTGCGCTCACGTCCTGGGCCGGCGGTGGCGCGCTGGTAGCCGCCGGTATCGGCATGGTGGCCGGTGGTGTCATGCAGATGCTTTCACCGCAGCCGGGCGGGTTGAACACCACAGAGCAGGCCGAGAATACGCCGTCCTATGCGTTTGGTGGTGCAGTCACGACCGTGGCCCAGGGTAACCCCGTTGGACTTGGCTACGGGCGCCGTCGTATCGGTGGCGCGCTTATCTCGGGCGGTATCTACGCCGAGAACCAGATGTAACCCACGCAATCAGACTTCCCCGAAACCGGCCAAGGCCGGTTTTTTTGTGCCCGAAGGAAAAGTTATGGCCGACGCTGAACGCAAACCCCGCTCACGCAAGCGAGCGAGCGCCGTAGAGGCGTGTTCTCCCGCTAACCCTGCCGTAGACACCAAGACGCGCCGTCCGCGTCAGGCAGCCGCTGCTAAGGCTTCCAAGGGCGTGCCGACCAAAAAGCCACGTCTTGCCGGGCGCAAAGGCGGGGAAGAAAAAGCCCATACCCCGATTGAGGTGCCGGACTCTATCCGCTCCATCGCCCGTGCGAAGATGCTCTTTGCATTGGGGGAAGGCGTATTCGCCGGCAACCTCGACGGGCGCCGTATCTTCCTCGACGGCACGCCGTTGATTGGTGCTGACGGCACTGAGAACTTTCCAGGCGTGCGCTGGGAGTTCCGGCCAGGGACTCAACATCAGGAACACATCGCCGGCCTTCCAGCGGTCGAGAATGAGACCGGTGTGGGTGTCGAGCTGCGCAGCGATACCCCTTGGGTCAAAGACCTGACCAATACGGAGCTTTCTGCGGCGCGGGTCCGCCTGTCTTGGCCAGCCCTGCAGGAGCGCAAAGCTAACGGTGATGTGGTCGGCTACCGCATCGATTACGCCATTGATCTATCGGTAGATGGCGGACCTTGGAAAGAGGCCCTTGCGGCCACGCTCAACGATAAAACCACCACGAAATACGAGCGCTCGCACCGTATCGACCTGCCCAAGTCGAACACAGGTTGGAGCCTGCGCGTACGCCGAATCACGCCGAACGCCGAGAAGGTCAACACCATTTCGGACTCTATGCGCGTGGAGGGCATCAGCGAGGTTATCGACGCGAAACTGCGCTATCCGAACACAGCGCTGTTGTACATCGAGTTCGACGCGAGCCAGTTTCAGAACATCCCGAAAGTGTCATGCGAGCCGGACATGCGCGAAGTACGCGTGCCGACCAACTATGACCCAGTGGCCCGTACCTATGCCGGGATTTGGGACGGCACGTTTAAATGGGCCTTCACCGACAACCCCGCCTGGGTGATGTACGACATCATCTTGAACAAGCGCTTTGGCATGGGCCGGCGTTTGAACATGAGCAACGTAGACCGCTGGGAGCTGTACGAAGTCGCCCGGTATTGCGACGAGCTGGTGAGCGACGGCAAAGGCGGGCAGGAACCGCGCTTTACCTGCAATGTGTACATTCAGAAACGTGCAGACGCCTGGACAGTGCTGCGCGATATCGCCGCCATCTTCCGTGGGATTACCTACTGGAGCGGCAGCGAAATGGTGGTGCAGTCCGACAAGCCGGAGGACGTAGACTTTGTGTTCAGTCGATCCAACGTGATCGACGGCAAATTCAGCTACGACGCCCAGTCGGAACGCACCCGCTATTCGTCGGCTTTGGTGAGTTGGGACAACCCCGACAACGCCTACGAAAGCCAGCCCGAGCCGGTGTCTATTCCGGCCCTGATTCGCCGCTACAACTTCAACCAAACCGAAATTACTGCAGTGGGCTGTACCCGGCAAAGCGAGGCCAGCCGTCGCGGCCGCTGGTTGCTGCTGACCAACAGCGTAGACCGTGGCATTCGGTTCAAGACAGGCCTTGAAGGCTATCTGCCCAAGCCTGGGCGGATCATCGGCGTGGCTGATGCTTTGCTGGCTGGTCGTCAGTTGGGTGGCCGTATTCGTTCGGCCAGTGCCCGCCAAGTCACAGTTGACCGTGATGTGCAGGCTAAGCCTGGTGACCGCATTGTCGTCAACCTGCCGAGCGGCAAAGCCGAAGGACGCACCGTCAGCACGGTTGAAGGGCGCACCGTTACCGTAACGGCGGACTTCACCGAGACGCCCAAGACGCAGGCCCAGTGGGGCCTTGAATCGTCTGACCTGGTGATCCAGCAGTACCGAGTTACCAAGGTGGCGCGCTCTGGTAGCGAGTTTGAAATCACAGGCGTGATGAATGAGCCCAGCAAGTATGCGCAGATCGACAGCGGTAGCCGGCTTGAAAAGCAGCCGATTAGCGTTATTCCGCCGCGCAGCCAGCAGGCGCCGACCGATGTAGTGGTGAGCAGTTACACCCGCACCGAACAAGGCTTGGCCATGACCACGCTGCGTGCCGAGTGGAAGGCCGCGCCGGGTGCTATCGCCTACGTGCCCGAATGGCGTAAGGATTCGGGCGCCTGGGTGGCTGCGCCGCGTACCTCGGGCCTGGGCTTTGAGGTGCCAGGCATCTATGCCGGCCGCTATGTGGTCCGAGTGCGTGCAGTGAACGCGCTGGAGGTGTCCAGCCTGCCCGCGTACAGCCCGGAAACGGCCCTGGTCGGTAAGGAAGGGGCGCCGCCTACGGTGGCCAGCTTCACCGTAAAGCCGCTGCCATGGGGCATGGGTTTAGCCTGGGAGTTCCCCGCCGGCGCAGATGACACCCGGTACACCGAGATCGAGCACAACGCGGCCGCAACTGACGAAGGCGCAGCACTGTTGGGCCTGTATCCATACCCACAGCGAGGCTATGAGCTGAGCGGCCTGGCCGCCGGCGTCACGAAGTTCTTTCGGGCTCGCCTGGTAGACACCTCGGGCAACGCGGGGCCGTGGATTGATTGGGTGCAGGGTACGTCGAGCATCGATCAGGACGAATACAGCAAGCTGATTACCCAGGAGTTCGTACACAGCGCGCTGGGTGAACAGATGCTGGCCCGTATCGATAAGATCGATATGGATGGCCCCGATTCGGTCAATGAGCGCCTGGGCCTGGCCAAGAGCGAGCTGGCCAAGCAAATCACCGAAGTGAACAGCGCCCTGAGCAGCACCAAGGGCGCGCTCGAGCAGCAGATTCTGGCGACCAATAAGGACGTGGCGAGTGCAACGTCAGACCTGCAGAAGAAAATCACCGAGGTATCGGTACTGGCAGGCTCGCTGCCGTATCGCAAGGACAAGACATACAGCGTCAACCAAAGCGCCCTGGGCAGTGATGGCAAGCTGTATCAGGCGCTTAAAGCGGTGCCGGTTAATACGCCACCGCCCAATGCTTCTTACTGGACAGACGTAGGCCAGGCGGTTGTGACCGCTGCCGGCACCGCTACACGCGTCGGCAAAGTCGAGACGGCCGTATCATCGCTGGATGACAAAACCACTGCCAATGCTTCGCAGCTTGAGGGTCTGCAGTCAGGGCTTACCGCGACCAACAAGGATGTGACAGCCGCGCAGCAGGCTGCACAGAAAGCGGCCGATGCTGCTGGCCTTAAAGGCGAGGTGATTTTCGGTGCTACAGCGCCCAATGCTGACAAGCGCTTGGCGCAAAACCTCTGGATTGATACCACAAACAACGCTTACACCCCCAAGCGCTGGACTGGCACCACCTGGGCGGCGGTCACCGACAAGGTTGCAACAGATGCCGCCGCCGCCGCTGCCAAGGCGCTTGCCGAGGTGGCCAAGAAAGCGGATGCGTCGATTGTCAGCAGCATAGGAACCCGCGTCAGCGATGCTGAGGGCATGCTTTCCGCCCAAGCGGATCGCATGGATGGCATGCGGACTGACATTGCCGGTAAAGCCAGCTCGCAAGCGCTGCAGCAGGTGACCAACCGCGTAAGCGAAACCGAGAAGAAAGACGCAGAGCAAGACCTGCAGCTAACGTCCCAAAGCAAAGCAATGACCTTGCTGCAGGACAGCGTAGACAAAAAAGCTGACGCTTTAGCGGTCAAGTCGCTCGATAACCGCGTTGAAAAGGCAGAAGGCGCGCTGAATAGCGTGGGCAGTGATGTAACCCAGCTGAAAAACAGCGTGGGTGCGGCACAGCCTTTCGTGGCGGGTAAAGCGTGGGAACTTACAGGGTCTACGCGAGGATGGTATACGACGGCAACAGGCGGGACTATCGTTGCCGGCCCGTTGTTTGCCACCGTTTTCAAGAACCCGAATCTGCAGTGCGTGTTCACGCCTACATTTTCCGGCGCGGAAAACCCTTACCTGCGAATTCGCTTGCGTCGTCGCAATACCGGCCGCGCCGGGGCGCAGATGTACTGGGCCAACGAAGACGGAGGGCTGGCCGAGGCTCGCCGGCTGGCCTGGACAATCGACACGTCTACTACTGATTGGCAGGACATTGAACTCGACGTGTCCGGCCACAGTGGCTGGAATGGGAAAAACATCTACGCCATTCGCTTGGACATGATGAACAGTGGCGATAGCAATGGCGAAATTGACATTGCCTACATCGCTGCTGGCAGGCGGTCTGCCGCTGCCTCTGCAGAAGCTGTATCGAGCCTGCGCAACGCTGTTACCGAGGCGGAAGGGCAGCTGGCTACACACGGCAGGTCGATCATAAGTCTGGAAGGAGGGCTCAAGACCGCCAACGGTGATGTTTCAGCAGCGCAGAAGGCTGCACAAGATGCCTACAGCCTGGCGGATGCCAAGGGCAAGGTCATCGTGCAGAACTCCCCACCATCGGCTATCAACCAGCAAATCCAAAACCTCTGGATTGATACGACTGGAGGGGGCAACACCCCGAAGCGCTGGAACGGCACCACATGGCAATCAGTGTCGGATAAGGTCGCAACGGATGCAGCGGCGGCGGCCGCCAACGCTTTGAAGCAGATAGAAACCAAAGCCGACGCCTCGACGGTCCAGTCTCTTAGCAACGAGGTCGTGAAGAACGGCAAAGCCATTGCCGCTGCAGGCGAAGCAATTACAGGCATTACAGCGTCGTTCAGCCAGGCCGGGGGCGAAAACTTACTACCGAACCCCTCATTCGAGGTTGAAGGAGCAACCGCAGGGCTTGCCGACGGCTGGCGGGTCGGGTCTTCATTGGCTGGCCCCAATAGGATCTTGTCTCTGGTGCCGTCAACGCTGGACCCACGCGGCCGGGCGCAGCGCGTCGATGCAAAGGGGCTGTCAGGGTCAGCCTACGTTGATATTGCGCTGCCTAACCTAAGCTGGATTTCAATGGCTGCGGGGCAGGTTCTTACGGTATCCGCTTACGTTCGGGGCACCCCGGAACTGGTCAGTGAGTTGTACCTGCAATATAAAAACGACAGCGGGGCGACAATTGGCACCCATGGACCGCTTCGCACTACGCTAAGCGGTACGTGGAATCGGCCAGTATTCACGGGAGCGCCTGCGCCAGTTGGTACAATTGGTGCGGACTTGCTCTTACGTGTCCGGGGGCCTTTGGGCGGTGTTGAAACTGATGGCTATTACGAAGTGGACCGCGCACAGGCCGAACTCTCTAGCCTGGTCAGTGCGTGGAAGGATAACGCCAAGAATGCCGAGACTGCAGCGCAAGCAAACGCTAAGGCAATCAACAGCGTATCCGGCCGTGTTTCTGGTGCAGAAGATGGCCTAACCTCTGTTAGTCGGCAGTTGACTCAACTAGATAGCTCGGTTGGTGATATTGGCGGGGAAAACTTGGTCTACAACCCCAGCTTTACGAAGTTGGGCGCAGCCACTGGAAATAACCCTGATGGGTGGCTGCCAGAAGGCACCGCAACGTATACGCCTGCAATGGTCACATCCTGGCTCAATGCTGCTGAGAAAGCGTATCGATGCAGCACCACGGGCGTAGGCACCACAGCAGGTGGTAATCCTTACACGTCTCTAGTCAATGCAACCGAGCGAGCCCCGGCAGTTGCGCCAGGGCAGACGGTCACGTCGTCCATTTATGTGAGGAAAACGGCTGACTCCGGCGACCTGGGTTTGAGAATCTTCCATCAATGGGCTAACGCCGCCGGTACGGTAATGTCTGCCCCGGCCTCGGCAGTTGTGGCCATGACCGTAGGCGGCGACCGGGTGTCGTTTACATCAGTGGCGCCCGCCGGCGCTGCCAAAGTGCGGGTGTTCTACAGGGCGCACGCTGCTAGTGGAAGTAATGCCGCAGGTACTTTCGAGCTTGCCAGGCCGCAAGTCGAATACGGCTCACGGCCTACCGGCTGGCGTGACAATGGCCAGGTAAACGCTAATACCATTGGTGCTGTTTCTGCGGCTGTAGACGGGTTGACTTCAAGTGTTAGTCAGCATGGAAAGGACATCACGTCTGTAGCGGGAAGAACAACGACCCTTGAGAACACCTTAAACCATGGCTCTACGGGCTTGGCTAGCAAGGCGTCTACTGCTGCTTTGGTCGATGTAGCCACCCGCGTCACTGCTACAGAAAAAGACTTGAATGCAAAGTCAACAAGCATCACCGATTTGGAGGCCAAAATAGGTACTGCCCAGCCGTTTGTGGCCGGGCAAATATGGGAGTTCACCAGTTCTACCCAGGATTGGAGAGCCAACACTGACGGCGCAACCATCACAGCGGGGCCCCAATACGCCACTGTTTCCAAGTTCACAACCATTCAGGCTACCAACTCCTTTAAGGTGATCGATGGTGCAGAGAATCCGCTGATGCGGATCAGGCTGCGCCGACGCAATACTGGCCGAAGCACGGCGTCCATGTACTGGGCCAATGAGGATGGCGGGCTTGCTGAGGCTCGCCGGTTTAACTGGCCAATCAACACCACAACCGGAGACTGGCAGGACATTGAATTTGACCTCTCTGGCCACGCCGGCTGGAACGGTAAAAAGATTTGGGCCATTCGGCTGGACATGTACAACTCTGGCGATGCCAATGGTGAGGTGGACATTGCTTATATCGCCGTGGGTCGCAGATCGGTAGCGGCATCTGCGAGAGCGTTCGATTCGCTGAGTGTCGAAGTTTCACAGCAAGGCGCGAAGCTGTCAGCAGAAACGAGGCGTATTGACGGGTTACTCACTTCTGTGGGCGATGCAAACGCGGCCATCCAAAATGAGGCGAGTGTAAGAGCTGATGCGGTCAGCTCGCTTAGCAGGCAAGTGCAGAGCACCCAGTCATCATTGGGTAAAACAAATGCGTCGGTACAGGAGGTTACGACCACACAGACGAGCATGAAAAACATGCTCAATGCTCAGTACACCATGCGTGTGCAGATTAATACCCAATACGGGGTACGGCACTGGGCCGGGTTTGGTGTAGGCGTCTCAGAGCAAGGTGGGATAGTCCAATCAGCCTTTGCAATCTATTCGGATCAGTTCCTATTGCTCAACGCCAACGGTGGCGGACTATCCTCGCCATTTTCGGTGGTAGGTGGGCAGACGTTCATTTCTGACGCTTACGTCCGCGACGCAAGTATTGGATACGCTAAGATTCAAGATGCCGCAATTGGCACGGCCAAAGTACAAGATGCCGCAATCACCAACTCGAAAATCGGCAATCTGCAGGTGGACACGCTCAAGATCGGCAACGAGGCTGTCACCATTCCTCGGTACGTCGGTTATGCGCCGCGCTTCAACTGCAATGCCACTTGGCAAACGCCGTTATCCATCACGTTCTTCATGCCTCAACCGGGCATGATTTACATCAACTATTGCTCCACGTTCCTATCGAACGGCACCCAGTTCTACCAGTACCGGCTTGTTCTCGATGGCAACCTAATCGCTGAATCGGTCGCCAACTGGTCGGACAGCTCAATCACGCTTGCGGCTGGGCAGTACGTCGGTGCTGGCCAGCACACGGTCGATTTTTCCATCCTGGGTGCGGTGGGTGTGGTGCTTTCCTATCAAAACCTCATGGTGCAAGGAATCATGAAATGACGCAGATGCACGTTGCCGGCAAGGTCGTGCTGTACAACGAGCGCGGAGAAATCTGCGTTCGCGGGTACATGACGAGACACGAAGCCGATTTGAATGCAAAGCGGGCCGGGCTTTGCTACCTGTTCGAAGACGGTAGCGAGCTGGAACACTTCGTTTGCGGGGGAAAGGTCGTTGATCGCCCACGCCTGCCGCTCAAACTCTCAGGCCTGACCCTGGCGGGCGTGCCTGCAGGGGCCGTGGTGGAAATTGAAGGGGTTGAGTACCCGGCCGATGGGACCACCATCGAGCTGGGGTTTAGCCTGCCTGGCGAATACGACGTTCGCATTGACCTGTGGCCTTATCAAAGCGAGGTGCTACGCGTTGAAAATCCAACACAAGTGTGACCACACCAAAGCCAGGGCGTCGGCATACCCGGCCATTGAAGAACAGCTGGACATGCTGTGGCATGCAATGAACCAAGGCACGATGCCCAAGGCCGAGCCGTTTTACTCCACCATACAGAAAGTGAAGCAGCAGAACCCCAAAGCCTGATTGTCAGGCAACACCCAATGCACCCGCCATCGAGCGGGTTTTTTTACGCCTGGAGAATGACCCATGACTTATGTAGCCATCAACACCACCAACCCCTACGACGCTTCCAATCTGACCCCGTACGCCACAGAGGAACAAGCGGACGCACGCGCCCGCGAAATTCTGCAGCAGTTCCCGGCTGTAAAGGTGGTCATCGCTCAGGTTCTCAAGGAGTACCACGCCACCGTGACGGTAACGGTGCAGGAGCCTGCTGCGGTTGAAGGCGAGCCGAACGACCAATTCGCGCAGTGAACGAGGGTGGGCGCCGGCGTCTTTTTCGCCGGTGTTGCCCCGACGTTGCGATTTTGGCCGGAGCGGTCGTTATAGTCCGTAACGGCCGCGCATTGGGCGTGGCCGGGACGTGCCGTCCCTAGCTTAAACATACTGTTCATATATACAGCATTTACCAAGCCCGCTAATATTCGGTAGGCCGAGGTAGGGAGGGAACACCCATGGCAGCAGCACACGAACAAGCACCCACCAGCACCGCAACGAAGCGCCCGCCCATCGGGAACCCGCTGGTATGTGAAAACCCCAATGACACGGTGGCCGCCTTGCGCGCCTACCTGGCTGACATGGCTGAAAGCGAGGCTGTAGACGACGGACGGCCACGCGGCCGCTACCTGCGCATAATGGTTGCGCTAGGGGCGGTGGACAGTCTTCGAGTGGAAAAACTTCATCACAGATAGTGGAAAGCTGCCAAACGCATGGTATGCTTTCCGCATCCGGCAGAAAGCCGGGAAAGGATTCTAGAAAAAACAAGGCTTTAGAAAAAAGAAAACCCCGGGTCGCCAAACCCAGGGTTCTCGGAGATCGGCTCAGCAAAGCTCAGCGACTCGCACAAGTCAGAGTTTAGCGGCCGATCCCCTTCTAAGCAAGCCATTGCTAGTGGGATAGCTGTTAGATGACTGACTGTCTGCCCGAGATTGGGCAGGTCGCGCCTTCAATGTGGGGGCGTAGACCGTACGCGCACCCAGGGGCTAACCTGGGCACAGGCAACCGCTGCGGGCACAAGCCCGAGCAGTTCGCCGCCGACCGCCTGGCCTTACCCAAGGTCAAGGCCGACCATGGCTGTCTGCCACGCGTCTTAACCAAGAACATGAAGCGGGCCGTTGAGTTTTTCAGCGACCCTAACGTCATGAAGTCCCTGGGATTCCACCAGAACAAGCACAACCTCGACGGCAGCAACCGCCAAGTGCGCAGCGAAAACCGCGAGGCAGTCAGCCTGGTGTGGCATGCCATCGTTTCGGCCATTGACCTGGCATCCCTGCGCGTCGGCTACTACCTCAAAGACGGCCAGTTCAAGAACTACAGCGCGTTGGACCTAGCCGAGCGCTGCGGCATGGTGCGTGACGGCCGCGACCCCGACAGGCCAGGCGCTACCAAGCGTTTCCCTACATCCCGATTCTGGCGTGCCTTTAAATGGCTCAAGGACGCCGGCGCCGTTACCGTCTTCGAGCAGTACGAAGATAAGGGCAATGACGAGCTGCGCGGCCGTCCAGCCATTAAAGCGGTCAGCGAAAAATTCATTCGCCTGTTCGGCTCTATCACCGGTGCTGTGATGAAGAAGGCCCGTGACGCAGCCTACAAGCGTGTTGCCGTGTTCCTGGCGCGTGCGCGAATCTTTGGCATCCAGACCACCGATGAAGTGGACGAGCTGGAGAAAGGCTTGCAGGTCGATTTGATGATGCGCGAAGTGTTCGGCAGCAAGGCTAAGAACCAGAAGCCGAACCGCACTCACAAAACTGTAAGGGTCAACATCCACCGTGACCCGCTTGACCTCGACGTGCTGCGCACCAAGTGGGAAGCATACGCGGCCAAGATCACCAAGCGCATAGAAGACAAGCTGCAGCGCCCACTACGGGGCGCAGAGAACGTCACGCTGTTTGCCAAGGCCGGCGGCCTTAATTTCAGGGCCTGGCTGGACTCACAAGGCCTGCACGAAACATCCTAGACCCCCTCCAAACCTCCCCCGAGTCATCGGGCGCTTCACTGTGCCTGTTCGCTGGCCATCCCCCCCGCCTTACGCTAAACCCCCTCAAAACGATGCTGTGAGCCTCCCTGCGGGCTCGTTCCGCCCCACAATCCACCCCGATTCCGCGCTTATACACAGGCCCAAGCAGGCCATCCAGGGCCCGCGCCTATTAGGTGGGTTTAAAGTGGATTTAAGTAGTAATTGTGCTTTTCCCCCTTCGTCCCAAAGAGATAGGCACGCCCTATGGGCATGCCGTTAGGCCTCGGCTACGCCGAGTAAGCTTTCTATTTCGCCAAGCTGCGCTTGGCAGATGATGCCTACCCCACTTCGCGCCTATGGCGCGGGGGTAGGTAGGGAGTGACCCCTTGAAAGCGGCATACAGCCTTGGGGCTTCCGTTCCAGTCAGGGCCGCACCAAGGCCGCTGTACGACGCAAACCCGCGCTAGCGTCCCTTCCTTCACTACGCCGGCGCTAACGCGCCTGTAGGTCGCGCATACGCGCTCCGAGTGAACAGTGAGGGGGGTGGGTCAGGGCTTTGCGTCACCCTGCGCGGGCGGTGTGCTGCTGGCCACCAAGCGCGCCAGTCGCTCTGCTGCAGAACCGGCAGGTAACACCGAGCGCCTGGCTAAATCGGCAGATGGAATGCCGTTTGACATTTGATACTAAATAGATATTATTTAGGTATCTAATCAGTATCGAAAGGATGCTTAGGAATGGCGGTTATCTTGTTTGGGTTCACCAAGGGCGGTGCTGGTAAGACCACAATTGCTGTACAAGCCGCCACAGGGCGCGCTTGTCAGGGCAAGGACGTCCTACTGGTCAATGGTGACCGGCAGTCGTCATCATCTAAGGCGGTCGCCAGGCGAGACGAGGCAGGCGTTACGCCTGGCATCACTTGCGCGAACTATCCCGATGGGGTGCAGCTGCGCACCCAGGTGCTGCGCCAGCGCGATAAATATGATGATGTGGTGATCGACGCCGGCGGCCGTGACAGCTCGGCCCTGCGTCATGCCATGATGATCGCTGACGTGATGTTGGTCCCAATCTCGCCTGGTGATTTTGAGCTGGACGCCCTGGAAGACGAGTTCATTCCGTTGATCGATGAAATCCAGGCATCACGCGGCGACAACCCGCTGCCGATCTATGCCTTTCTCAACATGGCTGAACCGGGCGTGCTGTCGGCCGACAACCTGGCTGCACGTCGTGCCATTGAAAACTTCGACCAGCTCCAACTGTTGGATATCACTATCGTCAAGCGAAAGGCCATTTCAGCAGCGTCAGCCCGAGGTCTGGCAGTCGGGGAAATGAAGCCACGTGACCCCAAGGCGGTCAAAGAAATTGACGCCTTGCTAAATGCCCTATTTAATACTGATTAAGTATGTATTTAGCATCAAATTAATATTTAATTAGCGCAGGAATAGTACCATGGCAAAGCTGATCGAGCGTGCAAAGAAACCGGCGAGTGCTGACCCGAACGCAGAGCAGGCGGCGGCTAAGGCGGCGGCTGCAGCGCCAGATAGCCGCGTGAAATCCAAGGCCGATGGAAAGCCCGAAATGTTCGGTGTGGGCCTGGCACCTGACTTCATGGCCGAGGTGGATGCTTTCCGTGCTCGCCATGGTTTGTCCAGGCCTGCCCTGGTGCGCTTGGCACTGCGAAAAATTCTCGAAACCGGCGTCTGATCCTGCCGCTTTGACTCCGAAACCCGCTGGCTTAGGCTTCGCGGGTTTTGTGCTTTATGGATACCAATAAAATACCAAAATAGTATCAAATCAATATTGTTTTGATGTATATTTCACTCGTCGGATTCGGGCGAATCCATCGGGAGATTTTGACGTGATTGACCACCTCGACCATGCCACCTATGAACTGACCTTATCGCCGCGAGCGATGACCACAGCCGAGCGGCAGCGAAAGCTACGTAAGGAGCGCAAGGAAGCGGGCATTAAGCCGTTACACGTAACGCCGGCAGAGCGCGAGCTACTGGGTAAGGCATTACGTTTTTTCGGATGCGTCAGCCGCTTGACTGAGTGCGCTGCGGTTGAAGTCGCTGCGCTGCAGGAACGGGTGACACCTGACGCTGTGAAAGGTCAGGCGCCGGAAGATTTCGCGCTGTCCGGGGTGGATGAATGGGACAGGCTCCTGCGCGACATAGAGGAACTCAAAACAGCGCGGGATAGGGCTATAGAAGATTACTGGCGCGGCCAGGAAGCGCTTACTGCGCTACGCAACGAGAATGCCGAGCTGAAAGCCGGCCTGCAGGAAATTGCAGCTGACTTTACCGGCCGGAAAGTGCCGACCACATCCAGGCCCGAGGTTACGGCTCTGCAGGAAGAAATCGCCCTGTTGCGCAGCAAGCTGGAGCAGCAACACACCGAGAACCTGTTCACCATTGCAGAGCAGGGAAAGGCCGCGACTGCAGTTGATCGCCTGCAGAAAAGGTTGAAGGCAGCAGGTCTGCCGAGCGACTACCGGGCATTGCCCGGAGAATCCTAGGGAAATGCAAGCGCCTTCTAGCGTGAAACTAAATTACATCTAAGGTGCTGATTTTCAATCAGAAAACCGTAACTAAGCACAGGGTTTACAATGGGCATTTTCCTACAATGTGCTGGGAAAATCCTGAACTAGATTCGATTTTGCAACCTTGCAAGCCCAATCCAGTCAGTAGCTAAGTTACTGATTTTAATGGATTTCTATAGAACCTAGTGGCGTTTTCTCGGTCACTAGACCAGTGAAACGGGGACGAACGGTTTGAAATGATTTGCGAATATAGTTGCGGGAATTACAAAAACTGATAAGATCAATCAACATTGAGCCGCTATAGTGTACCCCCGTAGGACCTAGAAGGCTCCCGAGGCGAAGCTAACCCTGTCGCCACATCTAGTACCGTCAGTGACCTCCACCTTGGAGGGTTTGAGTGATGAGCCAAAATCTATTCGAACTATTCTCAGCTGATCCAGTTGAGTACAACATGCAGAACCTGAAAGCCAAACTGTTCATGGCCCTGATCACCCTGATCAGGCAAAAAGGATGGTCGCAAGCGGCTGCAGCTAAGGAACTGAATGTCAGTGCTCCGCGAATGAGCAACCTGTTCAAAGGGTATCTAGACAAATTCTCTATCGATACCTTGCTGGAAATGCTCGTGCGTGTAGGATACAAGCTAGAAGCTGATTTCATGCCTGATCAACCGGATCAGCCTCTACGCATGGAACTAAAAAAGGCGATGCTGTAAAAGCCATCGCCTGAAATTACCACTTAGCTCTTTTTCGGTTTCTTCGCTTGTTGCTTGGCTTGCTTCTTGGCCGTCGCCACGGCGCTTCGCAGGCTCTTCAAGCGATTTTCAACCGCATTTTTGATCTGTCGATCAACACCATTGGTAGTCTTGTGGGTGACATGCAACACAACAATCTTGCCTGGCAGCTCGGTTGTGAAGATGCAGCGCCACGCAGGGCTACCGTTCTGCACCAACTCGTATACGCCATGCCCCAATGCAGCCAGGGGTTTGACGTCGCAAGTGGGCGGCAGATTGTGCCTTAACATCTCCAGGCTGGTTTTGAAGCCTTCCAGCTTGGACTTAGGCACCTCACCGAATTCTTTGGCCACTGCACTAGCTGGGTAGAATTCGACGTCGAGCGGGGTGTTAGCAGCGTTTACTGATGTAGCGTTGTTTTCCTTGGCCATAATTGGGCACCTCATTGTAAGTTAGGAATTTCATTAAAGTATTCATCATCTTTTCCGCCTTTAAGGCTGAGTAGTTAACGTCCCGATGATCATGCACCGGGCGATTTTTGATACATGACGTATCAGGGGCTATAGTTACAAGAACTGATAATTTTTGCAACTTATATTTTCATGAGTTGTCAAAAATATTTCGTCTGTACAAAAAACGTTCAGAAAGTAATATCCGAAACTTGCGGTTATATCCATCAATTACCGGCTTTCTGCGCTTATTTGTGTGCAAAAGCAGCGATCTAGAATTTATTAGGCCGATCTTTTATTTTTTCCGTATTGGCACTATTTTGCTTGACTGCGTAGCGATGCCATGATTGCAATCTGGCCAGTAATCGAGGAATGCGCATAAGTGCGGCTGCGGGGCTAGGCTTTTGCAGAGCTTTCTAGGCGCGACGGCGCGTATACCCCACTGAGCCAGGCCCTACCCGCTGACAGCGGACAACACCCCATGCAAGGAGCAAGACCAATGCAAATGAGTGATGCTGGAGAAGTGGTACAAGTGGTTGGCGCGTCTTACGCCAATGAGAAGCTGCTAGAAGGCTGGGTGCTGCTAGCCGTAGTGCCCTATAGCAACGATCAAGGCAAGTCGCTTATTGCCTATGTACTCGGTAAGCCGCGTGACGCCGGCAAGGGATTTTTCGGGTGATGGCCAAGTGATACCGCATATGTCCATAATTTGAAGATATGTTAAATGAGGCCCCCCAGTCCTAAACGACTCGGGGGCCTCTTTTTGTGCCCGGCTTTCCCACTTTGCTATAAAATGGGCTTCCACTTTTATATAAAGTGGTTTCAGAGCAACCCCGCCGCTACGCCGAAAAGGAGATTCACCTGTGGTCGTTACCGTCACTCACATTACCGCCCGTGCCCTGCTAGCCGGCATGGACCTGCCCGCCGGTATCCGCGAGCAGGCCAGGGCCATCGTGCAGAACATCGAAGACAGTTTCGCGCCGTTCCTGGTCAATCAATACCACTCGGTCGGCTTGGGTATGGTGCTGGGCCTGCAACTGGGCCAAGCGCTGTCCGTGGCGCAACTGGACGGCCTGCGTGACGTGTTCAAGGCCGCCCAGCGCGCCTGCCTCGACCAGCTGGCCGCCAAGGCTGCGACCAATCTGCATGCCCCGGTGCTGTTTGACGAGCGTGCGGCGTTCTCGGCGTTCCATGTCCGCAGCACCAAAAAGGAAGTCGAGCAGCAGCCGAAAAATGGGAGCTACAACGACGGCTGGACCAGTGGCGCGCAGGAGGGCTGGTTTGCACGCTCCGACCTGGCCCGCGCCGAAGCGCGCCCCGTCAACGGCGCGTGTGGCGCCTGTGGGCATGCTCTGGTGTCGGCATCGACCGGCGGGGTGGTGGCATGACCATTTCAGCCAAGCCCCTGCAGGCCTACTGGGTGGGTGACTGCGACCTGTGGGCCGCCGAGGATGAAGCCCAGGCGGTCGCGCTGGCCAATGCCATTGCGGCCGATCCGGCCTGTTACACCCTGGACGATGTTTCCCCCGCCGGGCCTGATGTGCTGGATGTGCGCTTGGCCAGCGAGGAAGGTAAAGAGGTATGGACCCTGCGCGGTTTGCTGCAGGCACAAGCCGAGCCTGGTTACCTGGCCGGTATTGAGCCGTGACCACGGCGCAGCGCAACACCCTGCAGCAGCTGCAGCAGCAGGGCTTTACCCTGGTGGATGAAACGTCGGAGATAGTGCGCGTTACGCGTAACGGTGATAATCGCGTGATCCTGCGTGACGGGTCACAGAAACGCGGGCAGCATGTCGGAGCGGCAAAGGCCGCGCATCATTCACAGCGTAGGGGTTAGGTTTGGCGCGTTCAGCGTATTATGAAAGCGAGCTGGCTTTGCTGGTCGAGACGCAAGCAGCTCGGGAGTTTCTGGTAAGGCGCACCGACGATGGCCAGCGCTGGCAGCTGGCCGCACGCCGTGGCCTAAACTGGATACCGATCCGATCAAAGCGCGAGAACCCGCGCACCTGGGCACGTCTCGACACGCTGGAGAGCTTTACCCGATCCGTGGGCATCCCGTCATTTCATGTCGAGTCGTGACCCGTCACAAAGAGGCTTTGCGCATGCCTGAACGTTACCGTCACACCGGCGACCTACTGCCCGGCCTGGTCATGCCCCAAGGCTGGCCCGAACACTTCCGCAAACTGCTGGCCAGGATCGAGGACGCCGATACCCCGGTGAATTGTCTGCTCGCCCAGGAGCGGGCCGAAGGGGTTGTAGAAGGGCTAGAGCTGGCCGACGCTCGGGACGCGGAGACGTTGGAGCGCTTGTATCTGCTCATAGCCGGCGCGGCTTCCGTGCGCTTGCAGCAGATAGGGAGTGATGGCGGGGGAGGGTAAAACGGTACGTTAATAGTATCTATAATTACCAATATAATACTAATAACGTACTATTCTAGATGATTTATTTTGCAGTCACGCTGCCAGCTCAAATTGGCCAGCGCTTGCCGTACCCAGCACTTGGGAATGAAAGCAGTGAATGCTTGCGGTAGCGCGCCCGTTCCGGCCGTTGCTGCTGGCCGCCCTGGTCAGGCGCGTTAGGGTTTCGGGAACCCTGGAACGCATAGGGCTGCGATTGCGATTGCTGCAGTGGTCATTTGCAATGGCACAGCAGGTGACCAATACCATGCACAGAGCACGCGGCAGCAATACGCCCAGGACGAAACCACGGGCCACCATGTGGCTTGGCGTTTTTGCCCCAAGCTTGTCGCGAATCTCAAGTTCTACCATGCGCAGGCTGGCCGCATCGAGCTGGGTGGCTTGCATGATGGCTGCATTACCGTTGCCGTTGGCCATTGCCATCAATACATCGCGTTGTAGTGCGGTCAGGTTCTGCCCAGGAACGGCTATCACATCGTCTGTGTTCAGGTGCATATCGCTTCTTCCTTGATAGCGGATGATTACAGGGCTGCAGTGGTGAGGCTTCCGACCGCCATGGCCATCTGGTCGGATTCCTGGCAAGCCTTGGTGGCTACCAAGTCGATGCGCTGTAGTGTCTGCTCAAGATCGCCAACCCCGTCTGCTGCCTGCCTGGCAAATGCCTGAATCATGGCCAGCACAGCGCCTTGATGGTGCAGAAAGGTGGCAACAATGGCCCGGTTCTTTTCGCAGAACGCAGGAACAATGCCATTCCCCGAACCGGCCAACAGGCTGGAGGAATTAGAAGATTGAGACGAGCACAGCTGATTCATACGTGACCTATATCCGTGGTGTTGTTTTCCACTTTTAGTGGAAAAGTGAGGCAGTTTTGAGCCCCTTCTGCGAGGGGCTTTTGTGCAATTATCGCCGTTTTGTGGTCAGGACCACACGTCCGATAATCTGGTATTTCTGCAGTTCGTCGGCGCTTAGCTTCACATCCGGGTACTTGGCCTGGTCGTCTGAGGCTATCGAGTAGGTGTTATCTATCTCGGGCCGAATCCAGCGCACCCAAACGCGGCCGCTAACCAGCAGGGCGAACATGTCTCGTTCTTCGCTTACTTCGCGGCGGCTCATGTCCAGCAGCAGCGGGTCACCCTTACTTGCCGTCAGGTTCATGCTGTCGTCAGGCATGCGAATAACCATGAGGTTTGCCGGTGAGACGCCCAGTTCTGCAAGGAAAGGTGCCCGAATGGCCAAGCAGTCGTCAGCCAGCGTGCTATCGAGCAGCAAGCCCGGCGCGCTTGGGGAAACCATCGGATAAACGTAGTCCTTGGCGTGGTCGTCTGAGTCAAGGCCGGCGAGGTAGCTTGCTGGTCGGTTGTAGATTTTGGCCAGCGCTGCGAAGGCTTCGAGCCGGGGTGAGCGTTCGCCCAGTTCCCACATGTTCATGCCCGAGGCACCTACGGGACTCCCTTCGGTGGTGGCCTTCAATTGGCGCACAGCTTCTTCTAGGGTCCACCCACGATCCTCCCTGCATCTGCGCAAGCGCTGTCCGATTAACCTGGTCAGGTCGGTCATTGCTACGTACTTCTCCGTTCTGAATCCCCGCATTTTAGCTATAAACGGCCTTCAGATACACAAATAGTGGAAAAAACTAATTTTTCCTTGCGAGTCGCTTTAACACCGGCCAATATTTCCACTAAATGTGATTTGAAGGTCACTGAACGTGAATTTTAATGACTGGGTAAGCGAACAGGGTGGGGTGGCCGCAGCGTCTGAGGCGCTGGGGGAAACCTTTGCGGCTGTTCGCAGCTGGTACTACGCCGAACGAGCGCCAAAGCTGCAGGCTGCCATCAAGATCATCGAAGCCTCACAAGGCCGCGTTGATTTCAATGGCATTTATGAGCCTATCGCCAAGCGTTTGCACAGCTTCAAGGGGCTGAATGAATGAGCTGGGCCCGTCTGCCTGCTGGCTTATCCAGCGACCCGGCTGTGCTGCAGATAGAGCGCGCATTCGGCCTGGCTGGCTATGCCCGTCTGGTCAAGATGCTGGAAATGGTCGCCACCCTGCACGACCCCTACGCCGGACGCATGAGCAACGGCCGTGCGGTGTGGCTGGATGTGCTGCAGGCGCAGGACAGCGAGCTGGATGCCTTCCTGCAGTGCCTGGCCAGCGCTGGGCTGATCGAGCCGCCCGCGTTGACTGTGAATCCACTGGTAGTGCAGTTCTGCAAGGTGGAGCGCTTCCTGCCTGATCCGGCGCCGGCGCTGCCAACCGATCCCCAGCAATGGGCGTTCTGGCTTCAAACAGAACTGAACATGCCTCGCCCCTTGGTGGACGACCCGCACGCCATAGCCCTTTTCAGGCGTTGGACTGCCTCAAACGTGACCGTAACGGAAATGAACGAGGCCGTTACCCAGGCCGTCGCGGCCAAAGACAAGCTGACCCCCGCCGAGCTGCACAAGCACGTACATGCAGTGCGCACCCAGCGACTGAACAAAGCCCGCAACTGATCCCAACCTATTCACTACTGCCGGGCAATTGCGTTGCCCTGCCCGCCGGTACTGCCGGCCGTTTAGAGGAAGAAACTCATGATTATCATTGGCCTGGCCGGCGGTAAGCCGACTGACCGTAATGAAATTGCCCAACGCCTGGTGCGGTTTGGTGGCAAAAAAATGCAGGAATGGCGGGGTTCTGACTCGGCCAAAGAGGCGCCGCGTGTACGCGACCTGTCCATCACGCTGACCGAAGCAAACCGCAACCGCAGCTTGGGCGGGCTGGTCATCAGCAATGTAATGACCGAAGCCGAAGCCGAGGAAATTCGCCGTTTCGGCGGGGTGATCTGGCACGTAATGGGCAAACCATCAGAAGCCGTACCTATCCGCCGCGATGATCCCAAAGTCACCAGCATGCAGGGCGGGTGCCGGCATTTCCTCGACGCGATGGACGCGTTTTCCGACCACCTGCTGCAGATTGCGGCAGCGCACTGATGTTCGGCTGTCGTGCTGCTGATATCGACGCGCTGCTGCAGGCGTGGGCGGTTTGGTGCAGTGGCGACACAGGGCTGTTAGGCGGCGGCAAAAGCATGTTGGCCAAGTTGATCGACGGCAAAGGGCAAATCCTGTTCGGTAGCAGTAGCGGGTCCAGCTCGCCGCGTGATTCGGTCGAATCCCATATTGAGGCAGTCGTAATGGCCATGGCTGCGGAGTCACCAGACCGGGCCGACGTGCTGCGCATGGAGTATTCAGCCGGCTGGTGGGGTGTATGTGAACGCCGCCAGATTAAAGGCTACGACCCACGCGGGACCAATCAACTGCAACGCTCACAGGCCATGGCTATCAGCCTGAGAACCTACAAGCGGCGTCTATCCGAGGCCCGCGAAACCATCGCTATCGCACTGAGAAAACTTGCATGAACACAGAGCTTGTAGGCCGTCTGTACGCCTTCGTTATCAATCTGGCCGACCACTACGACGCGCCAGGGCCTAGCCCGTTCAAGACGGCACAGCACTATCAAATGGCTGAACGAGCCCGGCGCCTTCGGGCCGAGGTTTTGGCCGAAGGGTTCGTGGCAACGCCGCTGGCAGACTCGCCAGAAACCGCCCAAGTAAACCTGATCCCCGGCAACGTTTGACCCTAACCCCACCATACCAAGCCCTGGTGCCCGCAATGGGTAGGGGATTGGCTTATCTGAAATCCGGCCAGGTGTAACAAATTCCTGGCCCCAGGAGCCAGGAATGAGCAAAACCCAGCACACCAAGTTCAGCGAAACTGAAATCAAGCGCATCGCAGGTTTGCCCGAGGTACGGCAGGTGCGCGACCCCCGATACCCACCCCTTATGCTGCGTTTCGGTCGTGACCGTAACAGAGCGTCCTGGCTACTGGTGCGGCATGCCGGCGGTCAAAGCCAAACGAAGAAAATCGCCAATTGGCCCGACCTTCCCGTTAAAGCAGCCATTGAGCTGATGCCGATCAAGTTGGCAGAACTGACCGTTGATCCCTCGGCCATGATTGGTGCGGCTGGATGGGAGCGGGTAGGCGATTTGCTGCAGTGGTTCAATGATCGGGCAGGTGTAGACAGGGGGCTGTCCAAGAGTCGCCGTAACAACATCCATTCGCTGATTGCATGCCAGCTGCTGCCCCGACTGAGTTCCTTACGCCTGGTGGATGTGTGCGGGGAATCCGTAGACGAACGCCTTATCTGGCCAATGCAGCAGGTGCGCAGCCTCGCCTATACAAAGCAAGCCTTTGCCCTGCTGAAACTGACTTTCAAGCGTGCCAAGAAACTCAAGAAGCTAACCATCAACCCACTGGCAGACGTTGTGTTCAGTGACTTCACCGAAACCAAGGTGCGGCCCAAGCCCTGTGCGATTCGTCCGCAGCAGCTGCCCGAGATTCTGAGCTGTGCGGCGGGGCTGTGGGTGCGGGATGTTCAGGCCGCCATGCTGGTAGTGATGATGCTGTGCCATGGGACTCGCATTCACGAAACTACCATGGCCAGGTGGGCCGATTTTGACTTGGTGGAGGGTGGGGAATGGTTCCTGCCGGCCGAGCAGACCAAGACCCGAGAAGAACACCGGCTGCCGCTGACTGCGCACACCCTGGCCATGCTCAAGGCCTATCGCGAGTGGCAGCGCCTTGCAGGGTATCGCGGCGTCTACCTGTTCCCCCGTGGCGACGGCCAGCCCCTGACCGATCGTCAAGCCCAAGACAAAGTTGCGGTGTTTGATGGGGAGTGGACAGCACACGACCTGCGAAAGATCGCCCGCACCCTTTGGGCTGACCTTGGCGTCGATTACTTGATTGGTGAACTGCTGCTTAACCATGCCCTGCGCGAACTCGACACGGCCTACATCCATACCCACGCCCAGGCCCTAAAACGCGCCGCCCTGGAGCGCTGGCACCAGTACCTGGCCGAGCGTGGCCTTTCTTTTTTTGCCATCGAGACAGCACCGGTACAGGCCGCACCAGAAAGCGGGCTGCAAGCCAATGGCCGCGCTGCCTTGAGCGGCGTTTGAACATCCATCACTAGGGAGAATGTTAGGACATGAAACAAGAGCCCATTACTATGCTGCAAGTGCTCCCCGACCCTTGGGGCCTGGAGCTTGCGCCGCTGGATCAAGCGCCGCTTTTCGCTAAGGATGCTCTGCGCACCCTGCAACGCAACGATGTTTGGGAGTGGATTCGAGAAAGCCCTATGACTGAGCTGCAGCGCCGCTATTTGCGATGGTGCCTTGGTGTGCTTGCTCGGACTACGCCCGTAGAGCGCCGCCTGACATGGCGGGAGCGCATCACCGGGAGGCTCAAGCCATGAGTGAGCGTGCGAAGCTTGCCGAGCTGGGCCAGCTGATTCGGGATGACGCGTTCGCCGCGTCGTTCCAGGGCATGAGTAAGTACCGCTCGGCACTGTTGAACAAGGTATTGGAATTGCTGGAGCGCAGCGGCCCGGTTGTGGTGCGTCCGATAGCGCCGCCGCCTGGTCCGCCCCAGGCACCTTGCCGGTGCTGTCGCCATGACTGACCCAGGCGTTACGCGTAACGCGAAGGTAAAGCCGGGCACCAGGCGGCAGCAGAAGCGGCGCGCCAAGCTCAAAGAAAACAAGGTCAAAGAGCTGACCTTTGAAACGACCGAGGCCACGCTTGCAGAGCTGCAGGCATCAATGGTTACCAGGGCAGGACTTGGGGAGCCCTACACCCTCACTGAATACATGAACGCCCTGGTGCGCGAGGACGCCGCCAGGCTCAAGGGGCAGATTGCCGATGCCCAGCAGTACCCATGCAGGCAGTGCGGCAAGACCCTGCCAGAAGGCTGTAAAGGTGCGTTCAAGGGTGAGTTGGCATGCCTGCACACGCCGGCCAGCTGGAAGCTACTTATTCCCACTCGGGAGTTGTGACGGGTAACGCTTCAAGGGTGGGTGTTCAGCTCACCCGCAGCTTGCTCGCTTTTAGTTGGCACCTTTCTGTACCTTTTCACCTAGCGTGGCGTGTTTGCGTTCACGGCCCTGACAATCGAAACGACTTTAAGCCCTGGTAGCCCTGCTGCCGGGGCTTTTTGCTATCTGGAGTGTGTGCGATGGATCGAATCAGACGGGCGAAGCTCGCAATGGCTGGCCTGCTGGTTGTGGCACTTGTCGCATGCCGCCGGGTGAAGGCCGAGACGGTAGAGAAAGCACTGATGGTGCCGCCGGCAACTTATGCAGGGGCAACGCTGTTCGGCGTGCCCGTTACCAGCGTGACCCAGTGGGTAATGCTGCTGTATGGCCTTTCTCTGTTTGCCTGGCACATCAAAACCAAATGGTTCGGCAAGTAGCCGGAGGTGGATGGATGAAGCTACCACGCGGCCTTGTGCTGCCCTTGGCGGCCGGCTTCATGCCGGTACTGCTGGCCCTGGTGATGTTCTTTGAGGGCTGCAGGCTGACCGCCTACCAAGATCAAGCCGGCGTGTGGACCATCTGCTATGGCCACACTGCCGGCGTTAAGCGTGGTGATGTGGCCGCCCGCTCGCAGTGCGTGGCATGGCTGCAGCAGGATCTACAGCAGGCCATAAAGGCAGTAGATCGAAAGCTAAAGGTTGATGTGGGTTGGCTCTGCCGAGTCGCCCACGTTGATTTCGTCGTTCAGTACGGCGAAACGAAGTACGGCAAATCTACCTTGCTCGGCCGGTTCAATGCCGGCGACCGCTTCGGCGCACCCAATGAGTTTTTGCGCTGGGCCTACGTCGATGGCAAGGACTGCCGCCTGGCTGAGTCCAAGTGCGGCGGCATCATGACCCGTCAGCAGGTGCGCCGCGAGCTGTGCATGGTGGGTACGCCGTGACGATCCGCCAATATCGAATGCGCTTTGCTGATGGCCGCGCTTGCACCGTCCTCGACATGGAGGGCGGCCCGCCTGAAAGCACTATTCCAGGCCTGGTTGCGATGTTTGCGGCTGGCCATGTCGTTGAGGTGATCCCCCTATGAATGTACCCGCCACCCAGCTTGTGCTGGGCGTATTGGCGTTCGCGGCAGTTGGCTTTCTGAATTATCAGCGCATCGAGAACAAAGCCCAGGCGGCCACCATCGAGCAGCTGAAACAGAACGCCGAAAGCAGCCAGGCAACTATTGCCAGCCAAGCCGCAGCGCTGAACAGCATCAATCTGCTGCAGCAGCAGGTCGCAGACTTCAACACGCACAACCTGGCCGCCCTTCAATCTATCGGCGCCGGTACTGCCGATCTTGCCACCGAACTGCAGGAGCTGAAACGCAATGACCAAAATATCGCTGACTATCTGCGCGGCACTGTCCCTGCTGCTGTCGGGATGCGCTGGCAGCGCAGTGCCTCCACCGACCCAGGCACCTACCGCAAAGCCGGCGGTTCAATGCCAGCTAACGCCGTGCCTATTCCCCGAGCGCGGGCCGATCCGGGTCAATGAGGACTGGGACGCAGCGCTAGGCAGCGCCGAGGATGCGCTACTCAAGTGCGGCACGCAGGTGAATACCTGCATCAAGGTACAGGATGCAGCCCGTGCCGCCGGCCGCTAAGCGTGGCTGCCGAGCGCCGATGTGCGCAGGCCTGACCAGTGAGCGACATGGCTACTGCACCCAGCATGAAAAGCTGGCCAGCGGCTGGAACGACCCAAGCCGTGGCACCCGCGAGCAGCGCGGCTACGACAACAACTGGCGGCGGCTGCGCGCCAAGATCCTCAAGCGTGACGGCTACCGCTGCCGTTGTGATGACTGCAAGCGCCTTGGCCGTGCCCTGCCGGCTGGTGAAGTAGACCACCGGATACCGAAGTTCGAAGGCGGTAGCGATGACCCCACCAATCTCTACGCAATCAACCGGGAATGCCATAAGCGCAAGACCCAAGCCGAAGCACGGCGAGCGCGGGCAGTTCAGTGAGCTGCAGGCCAAGGCGCTGCGTATGCGGCGCTACGCGGTTTCCATCAATGCCCACCCCAGGCTGATTGCCCTTGGCGATTACCAGTTTGATAAAGCTCTATTTTTTCGTGCAAAGGCACCGAAAAACGGGGGCTGTTCTGGATATTTCGCGGCGCTCGCTGAATTAAACAGAGCCTTAGAAACGTATTCCTTCGCCGGTGCACCTCGGCCAATGACATTGCCTAACCTGGCTCCGTTGCTACGAAAAAAATCTCGAAAAATCGTCGAAAATCGGTTGACAGAGCCGAAATGACGTGATTTTGACGCGAAAGGGGGAGGGGCGGGTTAAATCTCTAGGGCTTTCACGCTCCGACCCCGTACGCCCAGTCGTTTTCTTACACCCGCGAAATTAAAAGTTTTGTAACTGGGTAGGAGGTGCCCGTTATGGCCCGAGGCCGACCCCCCAAGCCCAACGCCTTGAAGGTGATTCAGGGCAACGCTGGCAAGCGAAAGCTGGACAAAAACGCGCCGTCACCTGACGCGCTGGCCCAAGTACCCGACCCGCCGGCTTGGCTTGGCGAGATTGCCGCAAGCATCTGGCGGCAGGTTGCGCCTTGGCTCGTTCAGGCCCGCATCCTTACCGATACGGACCTGCACAACCTGGAGCTGTTTGCCATGGCCTACCAGCGGTGGCGTGAGGCCGAAGACGACGTTACGCGTAACGGCATTGTGGTGATGGGCGCCAAGCAGGAAATCAAGAACCCTGCCTGCACTGTGGCCAACGAGTCAGCACGGCGTATCAGCACCTTCGGTGCCGCCTTGGGCCTGGACCCGGCCGCCCGTTCGCGGCTCAAGCCAGGCGGCGAAAACGACGAAGAAAACCCCTTCCTGTCGCTGGTGAAGGGAGGCAAGAAAGGGTAACGAACCGATGGCCAGCTATCCGAACGTCAACGCGGCGAACAAATACGCCCGTGATGTGGTGGCGGGTCGTATAGAGGCGTGTAAGTGGGTGCGCTTTGCGTGCAAGCGCCACTTGGATGACCTGCAGAAATCGAAGAAGCGCAACGGCAAATGGCGTTTCGACAAAGACGCCGGTGAGCATGTTTGTGTGTTTGCCCAGTTAATGCCACATGCCAAAGGCAAATGGGCAGCCAAGGCCGAGCTAATCACGCTGGAGCCCTGGCAGAAGTTCATCCTGTGCAGCATCTTCGGCTGGAAAAGCAAAAAGACAGGCCTACGGCGCTTCCGCGAAGTGTACTGCGAGGTGCCGCGCAAGAACGGCAAAAGCGTGCTGGCTGCAGTGATTGGGCTGTACATGTGGTGCATGGATGGTGAGTTCGGCGCAGAGGTGTATTGCGGCGCTACTACCGAGAAACAGGCCATGGAGGTATTCCGGCCGGCCAAGCAGATGTTGACCCGCACACCGATGTTGACCAAGGCCATTGGTGCCGAGGTCATGGCACGCAACTTGTCGATTCCGGCTGACGAGAGCCGGTTTGAACCGGTGATTGGCGACCCAGGGGATGGCAGTTCGCCCAGCTGCGCTGTGGTGGATGAATACCACGAACACCCCACGCCGGCCTTGTACGAAACCATGTTGACCGGCATGGGTGCCCGCGATCAGCCTTTGATGTTCGCCATCACTACGGCGGGTTTCAACCTGGCAGGGCCGTGTTACATCCACCGTAACCAGGTCTGCGACATGCTCAACGCGGCCGCCGGCATCGGTGACCAGCACAACGAAGAACAGTTCGGCATCATCTACACGATCGATGACGACGACGACTGGGAAAGCCCGGCCACGCTGCGCAAGGCTAACCCCAACTTTGGCGTGTCGGTCAGCGAAGAATACTTGCTGCGCGCCCAGGCTAACGCCAGGCGTTACCCGTCACGGCAGAACGCATTCAAAACCAAGCACCTCAACATTTGGGTGTCTGCGGCGCATGCGTGGCTAAACATGTCGGACTGGGCTGCCTGCGGTGATACCTCGCTCAATATCGAGGACTTCTACGGCAAGCCCTGCTGGATGGGCGTTGACCTGGCCAGTAAGTCGGACATTACCGCCGTGGCCCTGGTGTTCCGCGACAAGGTGGAATCACCCGAGGGCAGCGGCAAGTACAAGGACCGTTGGACCGTGTTCTGCCGCTCCTACTTGCCAGAGGGCGCGGTAGAGCGGGCTTCGCACAACCAGAAAGCCTATGAAGGCTGGGTGCATGACGGTGCCCTGCTGACGACGGATGGTGACGAGACTGATTTCGATGTGGTGCGCGAGGATATCCACGACCTAGCGCAGCTGTTCGATATCAAGGAAGTGGTTTACGACAAGTGGCGAGCCACGCAGCTATCCCACCAGTTGCTCAAAGATGGCGCAAACGCGGTCGAGTTCGGCGGCGGTTACCACATCATGAACATGCCCATGCGTGAGGTAGAAGCGGCGCTGATTACCGGGCGTTTCCGTCACGACGGTAACCCGGTGCTGACGTGGATGGCAGGCAACATCGTTACCCGAGAGCACCGGGGCTGCCTGGTGCCGATGAAGGCCGACGAAGGCAAGACCAACATGCGCAAGATTGACGGCATGGTGGCCATCCTCATGGCCATGTCACGGGCTCTGCTGGCTGATGGTGAAATGCCGTCGCTGCTGGAAAGCCTTACCGAAGACGATTTCTTAATGATGTGAACCCTATGAAGAAATGGCTTCCTGAATCAATCGGGACGGTCGGCTATTGCCTGCTGGTCGCTGGGCTCTATGTCGAGTATGGCGGCGGGATAGCTCTGATGATCGGCGGTAGCCTGCTGCTACTGGGCGCGATCAAGGCGGTGTGGCGATGATCTTGGGCGCGATGTTTGAGCAGCGCAGCAGCCTGGAGTCGCCCAGCACGCCGATGAATAGCCAGGAGCTGACCGAGCATCTTGGCCTTGCCTGCGGTATCACCGTAAGCCCGGCATCTGCACAGCGCCTGACAGCGGTCTATGCCTGTATCTATGTGCTGGCCAGCACCATGGGGCAGTTGCCCCTAAGCGTGCTGCGCCGGGCAAATGGGCAGATTGAGGTGGCTACCGATCATCCTGCCCACTACCTGCTGCACGACGAGCCGAACGAGTGGCAGACCTCCTACCGCTGGCGAGAAACCAAGCAAGCTCATGTGCTGGGCTGGGGGAACGGCTACACCCGTCTGGTGCGTAGCCCGCGTGGCGAATTGCGGGCAATGGAAATGATCGAGCCGCAAGTCACCGACCTGGTGAAGAACGGCAACCGCTGGGTCTATGCAACCCAGGACGAAGACAGCTCGCCTTTGGCTGTTTCACCGGAGGACATGATTCACCTGCGGGCCATTGGCTCGAAACGGCGTATGGGGACCAGTCCGATTCGGCAGAACGCTGACACCTTGGGCCTGGCCATGGCCACCGTGCGCTATGGCAAGGAGTTTTTCGAAGGTGGTGGCCGCCCTACTGGCCTGGTAACGGTCAAAGATGGCGCATTGAAGGAAGATGGCTGGCAGCGCCTTAAAACGGTGTGGCGTGCTGCAGCAGAGCGTTTAAAGCGATCCGACAACAAGACGCTGTTGCTACCGGCAGACCTTGAATACAAGGCCCTGACGATTGCCCCGGAAGATGCGCAGTTTCTCGAAACGCGCAAGCTGAGCCGAAGCGAGATTGCCAGCATATTCAATGTGCCGTCGCACATGATTAACGATCTTGAAAAGGCCACGTTCTCGAACATCAGTGAGCAGGCCATTCAGTTCGTACGGCACACGATCATGCCGTGGGTGAAGAACTGGGAAGAAGAAATCAACCGCCGCGTCTTTACCCGCGCAGAGCGCATGGCCGGCTATTACGTCAAGTTCAACCTGGCCGGCCTGCTGCGTGGCACCCCAAAAGAGCGCGCCGAGTTTTACCGCATTGCCATCCAAGACGGGTGGATGACCCGCAATGAAGTGCGCGTGCTGGAAGACCTGAACCGCATGGAAGGCCTTGATTCAATGCTGCTCAACGTCAACACGCAGCTGCTGGGCGTCGATGGCCTCCCGTTACCCGTAACGCCCAAGGAATAACCATGAGTGAATTTGAACAACGCATGCTGCAGGCGCAGCACTGCGAGCTTCGTGCTGTCTCCACGGAAGGCGGGGAAGGCGCGCCGGTAATCACTGGTTACGCCGCTGTGTTCAACCAACGCAGCGACCTGCTAGCGGGTGGTTCGTTTGTTGAAATCATCGCGCCTGGTGCGTTTGACGACGTATTGGCGCAGGACACCCGAGCCCTGTTCAACCATGACCCCACCTACTTACTGGGGCGAACCGCCAGTGGCACGTTAAGGCTGGCCGTGGATGAGCGCGGCCTGTCCTACGAAATCGACACCCCCAATACGCAGACCATCCGGGACCTGGTGGTTGAGCCGCTGCGCCGTGGCGACATGAGCGGCAGCAGCTTTGCTATGCGTGTAGCCAAGGGTGGCGACAGCTGGCACGAAGAAAAAGACGGGCTGATTGTGCGGACCATCTACAAGATCGCAGAGCTGCGCGACGTAGGCCCCGTGGCATTCCCCGCATACCCCGATTCAAGCGCTGCACAGCGCTCTTTGACTGCCTGGAAGCAGGCGCAAACCGAAGGTGACGAAGCCCGCGCCCAGTTTGAGCGCGCCGCACGCGAGCGCCTGCTTTTCCTGAACGATCTGTAAACCCCTGGGGGAATTATGACTCTGCAACAACTGAAAGAAGCCTACGCGCAAAAATCCGCAGAAATGCGCGCTCTCAACGACAACACCCCGGATGACGGGTGGAACAGCGAGACGCGCAGCAAGTGGGAGGGTATGAAAACCGACCTGACGAAACTGCGTGAAAAGATCGAGCGCGAAGAAGAACTGCGCGCCCAGGATCAAGCCTTTGTAGAAGGCCTGGACCGCGACGATCAGAACAAGAACAAGCATAAAGGCGGCCCGGAAACCGAGCAGCGCAGTGCCTGGGACAACTGGGTACGCGGCGGCATGGAAGGCCTGAGCGCAGAGCAGCGTTCCATGGTCATGGAAATGCGGGCACAGGGCACCAATCCCAACGAGGCAGGTGGTTTCACCGTGCCGACCACCCTGCAGGCGCGGGTTATCGAGTCGCTGGTGAGCTATGGCGGTATCGCCTCGGTATGCCAGCTGCTGCAGACCGACAACGGCGCGCCGATTGCCTGGGCCACCAGCGATGGCGGCGAAGAAGAAGGCGAGCTGATTGGTGAGAACAAGGCATCCAAGGAAAAGGATGTTGAGTTCGGTATGGGAACCCTGGGCTCGCACACCATCAGCTCCAAGATCATCCGTGTGTCCGAGCAGCTGCTGCAGGACTCGGGTATCGACATGGAAGCGTTCCTGGCAGGGCGTATCAGCAAGCGCGTGGCCCGCACGCGTAACCGGCTGATCGTTCAAGGCACTGGCGCCGGTGAAACCGCCGACGCGCCGGCGCAGCCGAAAGGCTTGGAAGTGACCACCAAGCAAGGGGGCATGACCGCCAAGGCCACCACCTTCACCTGGCAAGAAGTCAACGGCCTGATTCACTCCGTAGACCCGGCCTATCGCGCTTCCGCCAAGTTCCGCCTGGCCTTCAACGACAAGACGCTGCAAGCCATGGAAGAAATGACGGACGCCAACGGCCGCCCGCTGTGGCTACCAGGCATCGACAGCGACCGGCCGGCCACCATCCTCAAACATCAGTACGTCATCGATCAGGCGATTGCCGATATCGCCGCCGGCAAGAAATTCATGTTTGCCGGTGACTTCAACGAACTGGTACTGCGCGCCGTGCGCAGCCTGACCCTGAAACGACTGGTCGAGCGCTACGCCGAATATGGCCAGGTCGGATTCCTGGCCTTCGTACGCTTCGGCCTGGTGCTGCAGGACACCGCCGCTATCAAGCACTTGGCGGGTAAGACCGCCTAAGCCGAGGCAGGCCCGTGAAAGCGGGCCTGATTGCTTATGAGCAAAGTGTTTTGGACGCCTGAACAGTTGCGCATCCAGGCGCGATTAGAGCCCGATGATTCGTCACTGGATAACCAGCTGGAGCTGTACGCCAAGGCTGCAGTGCGAGCCATCGAGAACGCCACCAATCGCACCCTGTACCCAGCCGATGTGCCACTACCCGAAGAGGCGCCGGAAAACGCCCTGCGGGCAAATGAAGACATTGTGCTGGCCATCCTCATGATGGTGGCCCATTGGTTCGATAACCCTGGGGCGGTCAACATCGGCAACACCACCAGCGAAATACCGCTGGGCTTTCAGTTCCTTGTCACGCCTTACCGGTGGTACAGCCTATGAGCCTGAACGAGCGGGTCAGGCTTTCAAAGGCTGAGGAAATCAGAGGCCCTACCGGACAAGTCAAAAAGTCCTGGGTGCAGTTTGCAAACCCTTGGGCTGATGTCATCGCGGTCAGCGGCCGGCAGTACCTGCAGGCCGATGCGGAACGCTCCGAAATCACCATGCAGTTCATCGTACGCAATGCCCCCTATCTGCGGGCCGGGCTGCGCGTTACGCGTAACAACGGTCAGGCCTATGACGTGGTGGCACCACTGCCGGACAGGCCGCGCCGGGGTTACACCACCCTCATGACCACCACGGCGAAAACCTGAATGCACGCATCTATTGATTTCACCGGCCTGGATGGGCTGGCAGATGACTTCCTGCGTCTGGAAAAGGCGCTGCAGAACAAAGTCAGCCGGGACGCCGTTGCAGCAGGCGCACGCATTGCCCGTGACAAGGTGCGTGCGTCAGCGCCTTTCCGCACTGGCCGGCTCAAGCGTGGCACCGTCGCCAGTGTGGCCAGGCGTGCAGATACGCCGGGTGAGGTAGTCGCCGGCGTGCGGGTGTCGGCGCCGCGCAAAGACAAAGAGGCCCCGTACTACTGGCGTTTTCTGGAGCTGGGCACCGTCCATATGGCTGCACAGCCGTACATTCGGCCAACCTGGGACAGCTCGCTGCAGCAGATCGAGGGCGCTGTCATCAGCAAGCTGGCCGAAGGCATCGACAAGGCCATTATCGGACTCAACTAAACATGATCGAAACCCAACTTTTCGCCCGGCTTGCGCCGCTGGTGGACGGTCGCCTGTTCCCTGGCGTTGCCCCCGATGGCACGCAAACCCCTTACATGGTGTTCACCATCGTCAGCCAGCCCCTGAGCTTTACGCTCGCAGGCCCTGACGGTGATGGGAACGCCAATGTGCAGCTGACGTGCTGGTCAGACGACCACGTACAGGCCCTGGAGACGGCTAAAGCGCTGCTGGATGAAGCAACCCGCAGCGGTGCCGAGGGCTTTGGCTGTGCCGGCGCCCAGCGCATCCCTGACGACCACCAAGCCGGCCTGTATGGCATTGGCTGGGAATTCACACTCACACCCCTGGAGTAATGCACATGGCTGGCAAGAAATCCAAAAGCCAAACCGCCCTGGAACTCAAACTGGGCATGACCAAGGTGGAGGCCACCGACCCCACCGCCTCGGGCTTAACGTACGTTGAGCTTGGCGTCACCATCAAGGATATCGACCTGCAGGGTGGCCAGGCTGACGAAAACGAAACCACCACCTTTGCCAGTGAGGGCAAGGAGTACGAAGGCGGGTTGTCTGACGGTGCAACCGTGTCGCTGTCTGGCAACTGGGCGCAGGGCTCTGAATCTCATGAAGAGATGATGAAGGCCGAAGACGACAAGAAAAACCGTGCGTGGCGTATCACCCACCGCGACGGCAGCACCGGCCGTTTTATCGGTTTCGTCAAGCAGTACACCTACAAGGCCGCCGCCGGCGCAACACTGGCCGCCACCTTCTCGGTGCGCGTCTCGGGCAAGGTGAAGTGGGACGCCGCGCCGGCTGGGGGTGGCGCATGAAGCTGCTGAACAAGTTGTTTCGCCGTAACCGCCTGGCCGATTTGGTGCGCGCCTCTGCTGTCAGCATGGAGCGCAATCTGCGTAGCGAGCTGGTAACTGTCCCTGAATGGGGTCAGTCGGTCTACCTGCGCGGTCTGACCCTGGGGGAGTGGTCCGAATACAGCCGCATGACACAAGCGCTGTCGCCGGTGCCGCTGGATGACGACGGCGAGCTGCCGGCGCCCGATCCTCTGGACGATCCGTGGAGGCCCTACGGCAGTCGGGCCCTGTATGCGTACCTACTGGTGACCACGCTGCGGGACTCCAAGCGTGCGCTGGTGTTTGCACCGCCAGGTTCGCCGCAACGACCTCATGACATTGCCGAGGTCGCGCACAACTTCACGCATGTGCATGACGAGTTGGTGGCCCGCATCCTTGCCCTGAGCGGGGTTAAGGTTGGCAGCGAAGACGAGCCCAGCGACCCGGTGACCGACGCGGGAAACGCCTAAAGGCGGAGCATGGCCTTGCATTCAAGATGGCGCTTGCCCTGCGCTTAGGGCGCACCCTGAGCGAGCTGGACCACATGCCAGCAGAGGAATACTTCCTTTGGCGCGCCTTCGATCAACAATCCCCCTTGAGTGACGCCCGTGGCGATGTACTGGCCGCGATGGTTGCGGCTGCGCCACTGCAGGCGGCGGGAATGAAGATCAGCGCTGCAGACATGCTACCGCCGTGGAGCACGCGACCGGAACAGGACGAAGAAGAACCCGAAGCCTCTGCAGCTGACACGTTCTTTGCCTACCTGCAGGGCCGCGCCGCAATCGAGCGCAGCAAAGAGCAAGACAGCCTGCGTGACAGTAACGACAGCCCGCCTTGAGCGGGCTTTTTTCTGAGGGCTGCACATGGCAGGGCAAACCTTACGGTCCCTGGTAGTCAGTGTTTCCGCCGAGACAAGCGCCTACCAGCGCGAAATGTCGCGGGCGAGCCGAATGGGCCAGGGGTATCTACGCAGCATCGCCCAGGGCAACCGCGAGGCAGCGGCGGGGTGGCGTACCCAGCAGTCAGCGATAGAGGCGCAAAACGGCGCCTTGCAGGGGCTAAAGACCAGTGCAGGGGAGTATTTCCGTGTCATGGCCGGGGCGTTGGCCGCTGGCAGCATCATCGGCATGGCGGATGATTGGAATTCGGTTAATGCGCGGCTCAAGCTGGCATCGGTAAGCCAGGCCGATTTCCTCGACAACCAGAAAGCACTGTTTGAGCTGTCGCAGAAGACCGGCACCGCGTTTGGCTCAAACGCTAACCTGTTCTCCCGTTCGGCCGCCTCACTGCGTGAATTCGGGTACAGCTCGAACGACGCATTGAAGCTAACCGAAGTCCTTGCCACCGGCCTGCAGGTTTCCGGGGCCAGTGCTGAGGAAACCGGTTCGGTTGTGACGCAAATGTCGCAGGCGCTCGCCCAGGGCGTTCTACGCGGCGAGGAATTTAACGCAGTCAACGAGAGCGGCGACCGGATCATTCGCGCCTTGGCTGCAGGCTTGGGCGTTCAACGGCGTGAACTCAAAGGCATGGCCGACGATGGCAAGTTGACCATTGATAAGGTCGTGCCGGCCCTGGTGAGCCAGCTGGGCACGCTGCGTGAGGAATACAAGCAGCTGCCCAACTCGGTCAGTTCGGGGTTCACCACGCTGAAAAACGCCATGCAAGCGTGGGTAGGCGGCATGGACGGGGCTACAGGCAGCACACAAGCGCTGTCGGGTGCCTTGACCCTTGCCGGGCAGCACCTCGACCTGTTGGCCGCCGGTGCAGCGGCCACGGGGGTCACTTACCTGGCCAAGCGTTCGCTGGAGGCGGCTAACGCCTTGCGTCAGCAAGTGAGCGCGTCCAGGGCGGCCGCCTCGGCAGAGATTGGCCGCACTGCCGCGCAGATGGATTCGGCGGCCATGGCGCTGCGTGTAGCCCAGGCTGACGCAATCGCCGCCCAGCGGCGTGTGGCATTCGCTACGACAACTGCCGAAGCGGCGGCGGCATCGCGTGCGCTCACGGCGGCCAAGCTGGCCGAGCTTGAAGCCACCACAGCCCTAACCACAGCACAGACGGCCAATGCGGCGGCCGCTTCATTGGGTGCCAGGGCAGGCGCTGGGCTGTTGTCGATGCTGGGTGGCCCCATTGGCCTGGCGGCATTGGTGGCCGGTACCGCGGCTGGATTCTTGCTGTTCAGCTCCAACGCCGAGGCTGCCAACGCCGCGGCGGTGGACCTAAAGCGGCCTATTGCGGATCTTCGCAAGGAGTGGGAAGAACTGGGCAATGCCCAGCGGCGACCGATCCTGAGCAAGCTGATAGAGGAACAGGAACAGGCCAAGGTTCGTGCTGCAGCAATCGTCAAGGAAATGCAGGCCGTCGCGCAGGGGCCTTCGGGCGACTACATGGGTGGCCAGCGTTTCCAAGCGAACCAATACCAACGCCAGGCCGCTGCGGCTAACTTCCGTCGCGGTATCACCGGCGGGGTTGATATCGATCAGGCCACGCAGAACCTGGCGAGCAGTATTCGGCCGAACGAAGAAGTGCGCACCACCCTGCAGCAGCTGGCCGGGCAGTACCAAGAAACGATTGGCCAGGTCAGCGTGCTGGGCGACCAGATCAATACGCTGAATGGCGTCATGGAAGGGGCCAAGGCAGCGGCCGAAGGGGTTGGCCAGGGGCTCGGAAGTATCAAGCCGCCCAGTCAGACCACTATCAGCGCTTGGGAAAAGCGCATATCCAAGTACGCCGAGCAGGCGGCCAAGTTGAAAGACCCCAGCGAGCTGGGCGAGGTCAACCGGGCAATCAAGGCTGACGGCCTTGAGGATACCGAGCCAGGCCGCAAGCTGGCCGAACAGGCCCGTGCCGCCGCCAAGGAGGCCGATGCGCAAGAGGCTGCGAAAAAGGCCCGCGAAGAAAGCGTGCGAAAGAGCAAGCAGGCCGGGGAGGCCGCAAAGCGCCGGGCCAAGCAATTGGAGGATGCGTTCAAGCGTCAGCTGGCCACCCTGCAGGAACAGGCAGCAGTTCACGGCACCACTACCGAGCTGGCCAAGGTTCGCTATGCCACTACCCAAGGCGAGCTGAAAGGGCTGACGGACCTGCAGAAAAAGGAGTTGGAGCGGGCGGCTACGGCCAAGGACGTGCTTGACGCGCAGAAGGCATACAAAGACCTGATTGCAGGCTCGGAGACGGCCGAGCAGAAGTTACTCACGCAGATGCGTGAGCGGGTGCGCTTGCTCAAGGAAGCCCAAGCGGCAGGTGGTGTTACCCCTGAGCAATACGACAAGGCGACCGGCCAGTTTAGTAAGTCAGCCATTACCAAGGCCCCTACCTACGGAGGGCTAGATGCCACTGTTGGCGGCGCCGGCGGTGAAATCCTCAAAATCACCAAGGCCCAGCAGAAGCAGGAGAAATGGCAGGAAACCGAGCTGGAGCGGCAACGATCGTTCCTGTCTGAAAAGCTAATCAACGAACAGCAGTACGCCGACAACGTGGCGTCGATCAACAAAACCAACACCGAGCGTATGACGGCGCTGGGCACTGCCTACCAGTCGGCCACGTTGAGCATGTTTTCCACGGTGACGAACGATGCTGCCGGCATGCTTGAACAGATGGGGCAGAAAGGATCGGCGGCTTACAAGGTGCTGTTCCTGGCCAGCAAGGCGGCAAGCATGGCGCAAGCGATTGTGGCCACTGAGACGGCCGCAGCCCAGGCGCTCACGCTTGGCCCGGTCCTGGGGCCGCCTGCAGCAATGTTGGTTCGGGGGTTGGGTTATGCCTCCGTGGGTATGATTGCCGCCACTGCGCTGACCGGTATGGCTCACGACGGCATTGATAACGTGCCCCGTGAGGGCACTTGGTTGCTCGATCAGGGCGAACGCGTTGTTGATCGGCGCACCAATGGCGACCTTAAAAACTTCCTGGCCACAGCCCAGGCCAGCCAGGCCAACCCAGCAGGCGCCGCCGCTCCGGTGGTGTACATCAAAATCGAATCCAGCGGCGAAACCCAAACGCAGGCCCCTGCAGGCCTGGAACAGTTCGGCTCTGAACTGGGCAAGTTCGTTGAGAGCCTGTATCGGCGCCTCCTGGCCCGCGACCTGTCGGACGGCGGCACCATCCGCCGGGCAATGCAACAGCGATAGGAACCCCCATGGCACTTGAGCAATTTACCTGGCATGCGCGTAACAACACCGCCGGCGAGGAAGCCCAGCGACTGCGTGAAAACTCATATGGCGACGGCTACAGCCAGGTAATGGGCGAGGGGATCAACGCCATTACCGAAACCTGGCCGCTGAGCTTTGCCGGGCGCCTGGCCTATGTAGAGCCCATTCGCAAGTTTCTGCGCCGGCACCGTGGGGGCAAGGCCTTTGCCTGGAAGCCGCCGGCGGGGGAGCTGGGGCTGTTTCGCTACACCTCGGCCATCGGCTTTGAACCGAAGGGCGGTGACTTCTACGTGCTGACCGTGACCTTCACCACTGCATATCATCCATAAGGGGGCCGTATGGGCTTTTCTGCTGACGTACAGGGGCTGAATCCTGGGGATTTGATCCAGCTCTTTGAGGTCGATTGCACGGCCTTTGGCGGCGACGTGCTGTATTTCCATGGGACGCTTGTAAAGCACACCCCGGAAGAAGTGCAGGCGGCGTTATCCGCCGGTGCCGAGCTGCTGGCCAAGTCGATTTGGTGGCGCGGCGTAGAGTACAAGCCCTGGCCCGTTACCGTAACGGGCTTGGACATGGCCACTGACGGTCCGTCAGCCCGCCCAAGCCTGACAGTGGGCAATCTGGAC